AAGTAAACAAGTTTATGAGTATAGTGTTGACAATGGGTGGACACCGTTTAGTGTATCATATGGTAAAGTAAATGGTAAACCAGAAGGCGAAACTGCCTTTGTTGTAACACATTGGTTAAAAAAAGGAACAACTGAACAAATGGTGACAATGCAAGCGCCTAACGGTAGTGAGTCTTGTATTGTTTACATGAGTTTTGATACAATAATTAATCCAAGTTTTAATGTAGAGAAAAGGGATTTGTAATGGAAATGTTTTACTTCATATCAGCATTATTATTTAATGTAGAAACATTTGAAGTAGATACAAAATATCAACAATTGATATACTTCTATACAAAGGAGAATTGTGAGAATTTTCTATTTGAAAATCAACAATCGTTAAGAAACGGTTTACAATTATACTTAGATATGCAACAAGACAAGTCTGAGATTTACGAAATGAAGTGCGAAGGCCTTACAAGAGACCAATTAAAAGATTTAGGTATCGAGTTAGACGAAGGCGAAATGATACAGACTTAAAAGAATTAGTCGTTGACGACAATTATGGTAGACATACTGGACGAGGGTGCGATTCCCTCCAGCTCCACCATAAACACATTTATAGAGTGTGCTTATGATGGGGCTGATACAGGTTTCGACAGGTGTTGAGAAAATTGTAAGAGATTAATAGGTGGCAACCTTAAATGCTAATTAAACGCAAACGATAATAACTTTGCATTAGCAGCTTAATAACTGCTTAGGGTTTTGTGAGTTTTCCTCGTAACAGAATAAACTCACGCTTGACTTTTATTAATTATATGGTATAATGTGTATATGAATAGTAAAGAATTTAGTTTAAAAATTGAAAAGTTAGCAAAAGAAAAAAGATGTAGTCTTATGGACGCAATCTTAGAATTTTGTAAAGAGAATGACCTAGACCCTGGTACTGTAGGTAGTATGGTGTCTAAATCCCTAAAAGAAAAAATCAAAGCAGACGCAATCCAACTAAAGTTACTAAAGAATAGTAGCTCAGCACCACAAGGAAAGTTGCCGATATGAACATACAATTAGTTGACAAAATGGGTAGTGATTTATCAGTTGTAAATGCAGCTCGTGTATCATTTTCAAAAAGAAAAGAATTAATAGACCAAGGAGATGAGAAGTTAATTAAATATCTAGCTGACCATGACCATTGGTCACCATTTGGTCATACTACATTGCAGTTTTTAATTAAAGCACCTATCTTTGTCGCAAGACAATTGGTAAAACACCAAGTTGGTTTAGTTTGGAATGAAGTAAGTAGAAGATATGTAGATTACGAACCAGAATTTTATGTGCCATTTATGTGGCGTGGTAAACCAGACAATAAAAAACAAGGTTCAAGTGATAAAGAAATTGAATATGATATTTCTCCTACAATACAATATGTAAAAGAAACATATCAAAACTTGTTAAAAGAAGGTGTAGCACCTGAAATGGCAAGAATGGTATTACCACAAAACATGATGACAGAATGGATTTGGTCTGGAACATTATACGCTTTTGCTCGTGTATGTAATTTAAGAAATAAACCAGACGCACAACAAGAAACACGAATGATAACACAACAAATGGAAAAACATATGCAAGACCATTTTCCTATTAGTTGTAAACACCTTTTAGATGTGAAGACATTTAAAGAAAACTGGAACATATGAAATACAAAGATAAAATAGAAGATTTTTTTAAGTGGGTCAAAGGTACTGAACTTGTCGAACTTGATGACATTGATGTATCAGAGGATCCTGTAAGACCTGAGCTGACCCTTGGTTTTCGTATTATGCACGGCAGAAAAATATTTGGCCTAAAATATAATGATGAAATTGAGGCTATTGTTTGTGTTGCTATGTGTCCTGAAGTGCCATTTACTGTAAGAGAAATGGACTATATGAGTCAGGCCGCTAATCAAGACGGTCAGCGAGGCGAAATAATTGTAGCATATACAGTATGGTCTAGGAAAAGAGGTGCAGGTAGAGAGATAATTATTAAATTAAAAGACTATGCAGAGAAACAAAATTATGGTAGATTGATTACACTATCACCACTTACACCAATGGCAACACATTTTCATATTAGTAATGGTGCAAAACAGATACATATAAATGATGAAACACAAAACTTTGAATACAAATTAAATGACAAGGCATGATGGATTTTCAGTATATAAAACTTACTTGGCCGTTAAGCTACATTTTACTTCGACTACATATGATTATAATAAGTATGACGGCAAAATCAATGCAAAATTGGATACATTTACATCTAGGAATGATAGGTATTTTTTTCACAAACTTAGCACACAATATAATGAAGATGAAATACTTGATTTCTTTGTGGCTAATTTCGCAAAAGATGATAAAAAATGGGTAAAGAGTTTATTAGAAAATGATGGCAAAGACAACTATTTGGAGTATAGAAAGTATAAAGAAAGTGTTAGTTATCACTTTCGAAGCGATTGTGGCGTACTCTATGATAGTATTGGGGGTAATATGGCTAGGTTTAATGATGTTCTACTCATTAATAATGGACAACATCCTACAATGTTACGATTACTTCTTCAAAGGAAAATTAACATCCAAACCGCCATCATTCTTGATTCAGTTTTATCGTATAGTAAAAATTGGTCTAAAGATATTTCTGAAAAAGTTGTATGGCCTAAAATCGCATTTAAGATGGCCAAGTTAAAAGGATTTATGAAGTATAATGAAACAGAATGTAAAATGATAATGAAAGAGGTTTTTGTATGAGCATAGAACCTATAAGAGAAAAGTTGGACGAAAAAATAGCAAAGTTAAATAGTACAAGAG